CACGCACAAGTAACTGAAGGACTAGCCCCACTAGTACAAGCAGGTAAAGTTGCATTTACATCACCTGTAAAGTTTGTAGCTTTGTTATTTTGAATACCACCTATTGAGCTATAATCAAAATGACCATCTCCTTCAAGAGTTAGAAAAATAGGGTCTGTTCCTGAGTTGTCCCAAGACAACCTCAATGAATCTACTTTTGCTGTTACTGAAACACTATACCAAATTTTATTCAAAGTTGCTGACACAGGTGAATCACCTGCTGCATTTGAATAATCTGATATGTCAAGAATTTTTGTTGTACTACCACTACTGTCTGAAACGTTGTTGTAATGAGTAATTACTTTTTTATTTCCTGAAAATAAAGCTGTACCGCCTTCTTGATTTAATACTACGTCTGCCATTTTGTTTTTCTCCTACTAAAAGAATAGGGGGCATTACCCCCCTATTCAGAGTTTATTTATTACATTACTGAGTAATCTAGTTCTACTGTAAATCGTCCAGCTGAAGCATCACCATTCAATGTAGTTGTTGCAAACGCATATAAGTGTTTGCTAGCAACTGCTGCACTAATGTTCGGTGCAAATACATGAAAAGCTGCCGCATCAAAGTCAAGGTCAACTTCAGTTACTGAGTCTGTTGCAGAAATTCTTGGATTAATAGATGCAACACCTGCACCAACAATTTCAGTTCCAGAAGAAACAGCTGAATTAGTAGCTGTTCCAGAAGTTGCACTTAACGATAAACCTCCAACAAGAGTTGGACCACTAACAGTTGTAACAAGCACAGTTGCTTTGTGGATAAAGATTTTAGTAGCTGTTACTAATCCATCAGGTACATCAGTGTTTAAAGTTCCTAGTTCAACAAGAACATCGCCATCAGCATAAGCCGTACCTGTATCAGTAGCAGCAAGGGTGCCGACGAAAGTTTGTATTTTTCTTGTTCCTAGTGAAATTAGTTGTCCAGTTGAGTTAACTGAAAAACCAGTTTCTGTAATCACTCCAGTAGAAGCTGCTTTATTAATTACATTAAAGCCACCTTCTGATCTGACCGGACCACTATAAGTTGTATTTCCCATAATTTTGTCTCCATTTCCGTTAATATAGTCCTGAGAAAGTCTACTGCACGAGTCTATACTAACTAAATTAAATATGCAGTGCGTCGAGTATACGCTTTTAAATATGTTTATGCAAATAAAAAGGGGCCCGAAGGCCCCTTTAAAAGGTTTAATCTACTGATTAAGCTCCTGGTGATCCGTAGATACCACGCCAGTCAGATACGCCGAAGCTGTATCTTTCTCTAGCTTTATATCTAACGTTTCCTGTTTCAAAATCACCTTCCATAGCAGTTTTGATAGCTGCTCTAGTAAAGTGTTTTAATCCATTAGGAACGTCAGTTTTGATAAAGAACGCATCTGTATCTGTTAAGAAGTTGTTTACCACGTATCCTTGTGGAAGCATTCCTTTAGATGAAAGTGCATTAATATCATTGTCAGCAGTTCCAACACGATTAGCTGATTTTAAGATTCTTTCAGCAGTGAATTGAGTATCACTAGGTATAATAAGTTTCATACCTCTTGCTGCAATCTTTAACCCTCTTTCGTCTTTAAAGTTTGCAATGTCTATCATTGCTTGCTCTAAAGATGTCTCAGATAGGTCAGCGTTTGTGCTAGGTTTGTTACTAAGATTTCCAGCGATAGTCGGGTGATCATTATCGATCAAGAACTGTCCATCACCATACGTGTTAGTAGCAAAGCCATCATTTAAGATGTTAGCTGCTTTGATTTGTTTTGTATTAGCCATAGATCTTGCTAGTGCTTTAGTATAACGCTTAGCGATACTGTCATACAAGTTATCTTCAACAGCTTCCTCAGTGATAGAGAAAGCGAGAGCAATTGTCTCGTGTTGATATCTTGCAGTGAAAGTTTCTTGCGCGTTATCATAAGTCACAGCAGAACCTTCTGGTTTTACTGACGCGTTTGCGAAACCAGACAGCATTACTTCTTCTTCAAAAGCTCTATCAGAGTTTTCTGAATCAAAAATTTCTGCGTGTTGATTTTCGTACGCTTTGTACTCAAGTCCAAATAATGCATTCAGACCTGGCTCTAGCTCTTTTGCTAGTTGTTGTCTACTTATAGCCATGTTTTAAATCCTCCTGCTATTAGTTAGCGTAAGTGTGTTCGTTTATAAGAACTCTGTACACAGTGGTTTCTTGGCCAATATTACCTCTGTTTGGATTTTGTGAAAATCCTACAATACGTAAATTAGCACCAGTACCAATGTCACTTGAATCAAGTTCAAATATTGAAACACCGTTTGCTGTTGAGCCCTGACCTACTACTTTGTCTGCAGTTCTACCGACATCTGTTTGAGCAGAGTTTGTACCACCGTCTCCTTGAATTTCGAAAACTTGATACGGATTGTCGTATACGAATGCAGTCGCCGCTTGTGATGCAGGGACATTGTTTGTAAAAGTTGGTTTACCATTTGAATCGTCGTATTTAGCACCCCAAAAAACTCCTACGTCTGTAGTTCCAGTTCCGCCTTGTGTTAAGACACCACTATTACTAGCGATTTGAACTGAATCACCTTGGAATATAGCGTCATTAGTGACTTTATATTCGCCGAGTTTTCCTGGAGCAGCTCCGCCGATTGTATCAACTGGCATAAAACCAAATGGGGCATCTATATTTGTTGCCATAGTCTTATTCCTCCTTAAAGGTTTAGTTGTTTAAATCGGTGAACAAAAAAAGATTAGTCTTTTTTCGAGCCACCAAAAGTTACACGAGTTTGCCTATCTTGATTGATCGGCATACTTGGATGCTGTTCCTTTAAGACATCGTTTTCTAAAGCTTCATTACGATCTTGCGTCATCTGTTGATAATACGCTTCACGTTGCTTTGCGAGCTCTTCGGGTATCCTTGCCAGCACAAGGCCACCAACCCCAATCACTCCTGCATGTTTACCGGAATCAACAATCGGATAATCACCATCTGGGTATTCATCGGCTCTCACCAAATCCCATCCAGACCTTATTTTTCCAGTTATGTTCTTTGTATCATCAAAGCCCATACTTTCAGCTCTTATCCATCTATGTCGATAACCGTCTGGCGCAGGCGGTGCATCTAGAGATGATGGTGGAGTCCAAACTTTAGGTCTTTCTTTTTTGACCCTAGTTTCACTCACGCGGGAAGTTTTAACAGTTTTCTTCACTGTATCTTTTTTTGTCATATGCTTATACCTCCTTCGCGGCTAATTGTTTCGCATACTCTTCGAGTGGCACACCTAATCTTTTAGAAATTGCTACTTGTGAAGGTGTGAGTTTCACAGTTTTCCTGCGTCCTGTTGAGGCCGGACGTCTAGCACTTGCTACATTCTGCGTTGGTGCAGATGTTGTAGATTTCTCCACTTTATCAAATTTATGTGGGAATTCAAGTCTTATTCTTTTGTCAACTTCAGAATAATATTCGTTTGATTGTGGGTCAAACCCTTCTTCTTCTACAAGCTTTTTATGTATGTCAAATGCAGTGTAAGTCATTGCATTATCACTACCAAACCAAGGGTTTTTAGACGCCCAAGCATCTGCTCTAGGGTCTACTTGTTGTGGTTGTGTAGGTGCTTGTGTAGGAGGTTTTGTTGCCTCTGGTGCTGTTGTAGTAGTTTCTTGTATCTCTTTTATTTTAGCAAGTCTGGTTGAATCCATGGTCAATTGTGCAAGTTCTGTTTGCGCAGCAACCTGTGCTTCAATGTCCCCTGCATTAATTGCATTTGCTAATTTAGATTTTACAGCATCAATATTAGTTGTAACTCTCTTCTCAAACTCTTGTGTATAAGAAGAATCTAAAGTTTTATATTTATTTCTTAATTGTTCAGCTTCTTCTTTTTGTGTTCTTGCAAAAGCAATAGCTTCTTCTTTTTGTCGTTCAGCTTCACGCATTTTACGAGTTAGCTTAGCTATTCTTTTTTGCACACCTTCAGAATACTCACCAAGTTCGTCTTTTGGTTTTTCTTCTGTTGCTTCAACAGGTGATTCTTCTTTTGTTTCTTCAACAACTATTTCTTCGGCTGGTGTTTCTTCAACCGGTGTTGCTTCTAAATCAATCTCTGTTTCTTGTTCGTCAGCTTCGCCAACGTCTATTATCTTTTCTTCGTCTTGCATAGTTAATCCTCCTATGATTACATTGCGTGAATAAGATCCATAGGATCGTCAATCGTTCCTAAAATCTCATCATCGTTTAACATTCTTATCTCACCACCATCAATTCCCATGCGCGATCCTGCATACCTTGCAAATATCACCCAATCTTTTTCCTTGCACCACGGACCCGTAGTATATTTATCTTTATCCTCATAACAAAGCGGACCCATCTTCAATACGTATCCAACTTGGACCGCGGCTCTGGCTCTGTCTAATGTTTCTTGTGCTATAATAATTCCGCCTTGTGTTTCTTCTTTAACTTGAAAAGGCATAACAAGTATACGCCACCCAGTAGGGTTTGGTAACTTTTCTAAATTTGTTTGTGAAGGTTCTTCTTTAGCTTTTTTAACTTCTTTTTTGTACTTATCTTCTAATGCGTGTGACTTTGTCATCATCTGATTCTGGCTCCTTAGGGTTTAGCAGGTTAGAGATTTCCTGTTTAATTTGATCCAACG